ATCAAAGATGAGCTCAAGGAAACCACCCAGAAATACAGGGAGTTTCCCGTTCTTTTTCCACAAGGGAAAAGAGCGAGGAGTTACCATCTCTTCGTCAAGGGCTTTTTCGAGCTCCTTCGCGAAATTTGGCAGGGTGATAGTTAAGAAACTCTCACCTTCATCTTTAACACGAGACGTGATGGTTTCACTATCACGTTCGGTGCTTATGCGACACCATCTGCCCTCTTCCGAGAGCAGACACTGCAGCAGTAGCATAAGGCTTTTCATATTTCCTCATTTCATTAATGGGTGGAATATCCTTAGCCATATGTTACTTGATCCGACGTCGTCGGTCAATCAGGAATTCTCTTTAGCTCTCCAATCCAAGAACCTTCTTCAGGTTCGTGTTTGTAGAGGCCGTAAGATTTGTCGACAGGCCAACAAAGGCCTGTACGATCTCATCAACGGTGAATCCTGTGATCGGCCTATCGAAGGTGATCCCAATGCTGGCCGAGTACTTAATATTCGTACTCGAAATCAGCGGATCGGGAGCAATCTTCGATACACTCAATTTGACAAGATCCCTCTGTCGCTTGCCAGTCTGGTGACTGACAAAGAGGGCTTTTGTCGCATCGTCAGTGCTAAACTCACCAGAGGTGAGTCCAGCACCAATACGTGGCAGGCTAAACGGGGTTCCCGTCCAGCCTGTCATGGCGATTGACTGAGGATCAGCGAACATAAGGCACTACCTTTACAGTTGATAAGCGACAGATCTTGTCGCTTTTGGAAAACTCGCTTAATTATGTTTTAATACGCGAGTTTGTTGCCGCCTAGGGTAAGTCCCAAAGCGGCGAGGATAGCCCATTGCCTATCGCTGAAAGCGTTAGGGTTTAGGCCGAATCCATAAGGGGTTGCCTTTCTCCGGAGCTTTTGGATAGTACCAAGAGTCTGGTAAAGCTGAACCGGCCTATTGCCACAAGTGGCACCGGTCAGAGTATAGATATCACTAATGACAGTTTCCTGCATTATATATCCATACTGCAAAATGAGCCCATCAGCCAGGAACGCCGATATGTTGCCAATTACGGCACCAAGGTCGACGATCCAGTCTAGGGCCCAACTCCAGGGCGTAAGGTTATAGAGAACTTCCGGTGTTAGCCGGGTCCCAAGCAACTTATTTGCGAGCTGTTC